CTCCTTACGCGCCTCGCTGCGTCATTGGGGTAACGTTCGCGGGTGCTGTCGCGGCATCTATGGTTGTTTTTGCGCCAAGCGACGAGTTGAATGAATTGAGGTGGTTGATTGCACGCTGGCCGTTTGCGGCGTAGTCGGCGTCTTTCGAATAAGCCCGATACAGCAGGTAGTCCAGAATCACGTTGGCGTAAATGTCGTCCAGATTGATGACAGTTGCATCATTGCCGGCAGGATCAAGCGCGCTAGCGCCAAGCGCATGAGCTGTCGGCACACTCGAATAAGCCAGTTCGATCTGCGCCAGCGCTGTTGCGGGCGGATAAACCAGGAATTCTTTTGGGGTGCGGATGTCGAACATCCAGTGAACGACATTTACCGACTGCGTTTCCGCATGCCACCCGGACAACTGATCGTCCAGCACCCGTCGATCCACAAAACGCACCGCGCGCTTGTTTGAGGTCGCCGCCATGTTGCGGATCACGTCCAGCACGCGCAGGGCGGTAGGCAGGTTGATCGTGCCTGCGTCGCTCAATTTCTGCCGCGTCCCGGCGGCAAGCGTGACAGTGGCGGTTTGCGAATTGGCGTCGGGCCGCAACAAAACAATTTCCTTGTAGGCATCGTTGATCCAATCCTGCAACTCCAGTCTCGTCCACCGCACCGCCCCCTCATCGTTAAGTATCTTCTCTGCGCGCCGAACGATGTCTATTACCTTTGTAGTTGCCATACATCCCCCTTAAATAAATCGAGCCTTCACCCTGCGCGCCGTGCCGTTCATACCATGAAAGGCATCGGTTGCTGCTGAATCCTTCGCCTTCTGGAAAAAGGCCGCATTGTTCAATGCCGCACTTGGGTTTTCCCATGGCGTGCCAGTCATAAATTGCAGCTTCGACTTCGCGCCGGCTGCCAACGCCTGCTTGTGCTTCGTGTTCAAGAAGTCCGGGTAAGTCGTCGCAGATTCGCTGATCGTCAGCGCCGCGCGGACCTTGACCTCCTGCACCGAGACGGGGATACGGAACAGCGATAGGTGATCCCCGCCATCCCGCGTGTAGTATTTAATCGGCGGTCCAGTCAGTTGCTCCCACTGGTCGCCATGCTCATCGTCCAGCGCGTCCTCACTTGTGGCCTCACACCGACGCCCACCGACACTCACAGACTTCAATCTGACAATCTCACAGTCAGCTGGCTTGGTGAGCGCATATTCAGTAACGTCAGCCTCGGTATTTATTGCTTGAAGAGCATCAATCCAGATTCCTGTTTCCAGCAGAAACTCTCGAACTGCATCACGGATAGCACTCTGCGCTATCGGGTACGGAACCCCATGGCACTCCGGGATCACCAGCGGTTCGAGGTCTGCCAGAAGAGCCAATTACGCCACCAATGCCTTGATGAGAGACTTGCGCAAAGTCGATACCGGCGCGTTGCCGTTCACCGGCACATTGTTATCAGCGGCCAGCGCCAGCAGTTCTTTCTTGCCCATCGCGTTGATCTCGGCAGCCGTTACTTCGCCGCCTGAATCGTCGCCACCATCTTCGGGACCAGCAGGATCGACAGTAGCTGCGACCTTCTTCTTGCCCTTTGCGCCAAGCTCTTCGTAGGCTTCGCTGATTTCCAGAAAGCGATTGATGTGCTTCTGGTTTGTGACTTCTGCCACTTGATTGCCGTCACTGTCCGGGGCGAAGTGATACTCCGTCTCGTCCAGTTGAATTACTGAACCGCCTTCGCGGTTGCATTTACATTTAATGAACATAGCTACCATGCCTCCTGTTGGTTAATGCGAAAAGCGAATGGGCCACCCGGAAGCGGCCCACCCAATCACTTACGCGCCGTAACGGGCCGCGCGGTAAAACAATGTGAAGCCGATGGTGCCGGTCGTTGCGCCGGTTGCTGGTGCGGTCGTGACCTTGAGGCCAACGACACGATCAGCAGTAGTCGGAGCGATGCGCGGAGCCAGAACACTGTCCATACGGACCAGACCAGCGGCTTGGCCGACGGCAGCAGCAGCACGGAACTCGGCATTGGTGCCAGCAGTGAAGCCAACAGCCATTGCCAGCGCTGGGGTTGCGCCAGAGTCCAGATCGTCAGTGTCGATGATGAAGTCCACCGGCACGCAATCGGCCGGCAGTTTCACCATTTCGATCACGTCGTTCAGGGCCAGAGCAGCAGCCAGCGCGATTTCGCCGCGAACGGCATACACCTCACCGGCAGCATCCGGCGAGATAGAGGGTTGCTGCGCAGTTGCAGCGTTTGCAGTCAAAGTTGCCATTTTAGTATCTCCTAAATTGAAAGATTGTATTCAGAGGGGCGGCTTTCACCGCCCGCTACTGATTAGCCCGGATTGGCCGCAGCAGAATCCACCGCGATGCAACCGAAGTCAGTGCCGTTGAAGCGGCACTTCTTCACACCGAAGATGGCATTGGTGGACACAACCAGTTGGTTGCCGTTGTCGCGGCTCTCTTCGTGCCAGTCGAAGCGCATTCCGGTGCCAGCGGAGCCGAAGGCCACGACGCCAGCCTGAGTGCCCATGAACAAGGCACGCGCAGCAGCCACGTTCGCACCAGCACCGTAGTCGGAGAAGCGAATCACCGGCTTGGCTTCGTGCAGCACCACGTTGTTGTACATGCCCAAGCCGCCCTTGAAAATCGGGGACTTGTTGCCTTCGGCGGCAGCAGCAGCCTTCTGCAGATCGAGCCAGCCACCAGTGCCAGCATCGCGCTTCAGGTCATACTTCTGCCATGGCGACATCACCAGAACGAAATGCTCTTCACCATCGATCATGATTGGTTGGATCGAGGGGATGCCCTCGGTGCCGCCGCCCATCATGGTCGCCTTCGCAGCCAGACGGTCGATGACGGTCAGCGTCATCTTGTCGGTGGCTGCCAAGGAAGCCTTGCTGTTTGCCGCACCTGCGTACAGGATGTGGTCGGTATCTGGCGCTTCGAGAGCGTTCCCGGCGAAACCGGTATAGCTCAACGGGAAGGTGTAGTCGGCATTCACGCCACGCGCACCGGAAAGGTAGATGAACAGCAGCTCGTCGAACACACGGCTCCACCAGTCGGCCTGACGCTTCTTGGCGATCATGCGCAGATCGTGCAAGGTGCGCTTGCGAGTCATGCGGCCACCCGCGTTCACACCTTGGCGCATCTGGTCGATGAACACGTTGTCGGTGTAGAACTTCAGGTCTTCTTCTTGGCCTTCGAGGACATCATCACCTTCGACCGGCTGCATCTTCAGTTGCAGCGACAGGTCGTAAGTGATCTGTTCGCCGGCATCGTTTTCCAGATTGCGCAGCAGTTGGATGGGGGTGGATGCGGTTTCGCCTTCTCCCATGAACTTCTTTTGGAAGTAGGCGGTTCGCGCGACATCAACGGCCAGTTGGCCGCTGTACTTCTTGATTGCTTTGGGATCGTTCAATCCCACAATGGTCTTAGCCATGGTTGTTCTCCTTTACAGTTCCATAAAGAAGCACATATGCGCTTCGACTATTGGGGTTAATCCCCTTCCCTTTCGGGATTCTTATGCGGCGACCAGTATGCCCTTTGCAGCTTGGGTCGCCGCACCAAGCCCTTTGACTTCTACCTTTATGCTCTCCGGCCTGTCAATAGTTAAACGCGCAAGCTGGCCCGATTTCTTTTGGAGCGTAACCGTCACATCGTCACCAATGCGAAGCGTCTCGCCTACCTTGATGTCGAAGTGACGGACTATGCCCATATCACGCTGCCAAGTAACGCTCACGCGCCTCCGGCGACATCTTCGCCAGCGCGCGCTCATAGTCGATACCTTCCAAACGGTCGATGTGATCGAACTCGCCAGCATCGCTCTCGCCGGCCCCGGCTTGCGGCAATTTGCCAAGCGTCGGCGGCGCATCCTTGATGTCGGAACCGCGCGGCTTCACGTCTTTGGCATTCTTCTTTCCGCCTTCATCCGCATTATGCTTTTGCTCCTGCTTCTGCGTGATGCCAAGCTCTTCCTGCACACGCTTATGCGCTTCGGACAGGAACCAGCGGTAGGTCTTGTCACTGTTGGCCGGGTCCGCCGCCACTTCTTTCACGGCTGTGTCAAAAGCAACATTGAGCAGTTTTCTCTGCACATACTCCGGGTGGTCGTCCATGAACATATCGATCTCACGACGCCACAACTGCGCCTCGACTTGCTCTTGCTGCTCAGACGAGATTTCGGCCTTGAGTTGCGCACGCACCAGTGCATCGCGCTGCTGGTTGTAGTCCTTCAGCTCAAGATCGCCGTCCTCGAACTTCTGGTCAAGCTCGGCCATTTTGTCCGCGTAACCCTCGACAGGATCTGCGTGGTACTTCGCAGCGAACACATTGCGATCCGGCTTCTCGTCGCCATCGTCGCCATCGTCACCGCTGCCAGCATCATCACCTGCACCATCGCCATCGCCATCGCCATCGCCATCGCCGTCAGCATCTTTGCCTTCGTCGTCGTCATCCACGCCAGCCACCGCGTTCAACGATTTACGCTCTTCGTCAGTGGAATCCTCCAATGCCGCGCGCTCTTCGTCAGACAGCATTGCCAGTTCCTGCTCTGAATATCCGTCCAAACCCATGATTACTTCCTCCTCTAGATTGCCTGCTGCCACCGTTTAATCCAGCCCTTACGAGCCGGCCGCCTGCCCTGCTACTTGGGCCATTTCTTGCAACTTTTCTTTCGCCAGTTCCTGCGCGCGCTTCAGGCGTGCTGGGTCGTTCTTGATTTCCGCTGCACGTTGCAATGTGCGCAAATCTTCTTCT